CAGCTTTGAAACCAGCGAGCATATCGCCAGTCATGACAATCGATTCGGGGGAATCACCCACCGACATTTCCGTACCTTCGGGGAGATCGATCATGTGTTCTAGCACAGCAACCTTCTGGGAATGCCAGCCGGTAAGTAGCTTTACAAGTTGATCCAGATCAGCAATCTCGACGGTTTCAGGTGCTTGCGCCTCAACGGCGCCAGTCATGGTGCTTCCTGGTGGAGTTGTTCCTTGAGCAGGAACCCAAGGAGCGGCCAGACCTTTTGCACAGCGTTCTGCCGTGCAATGTTGCGGCCAATCTCAGCGTCGAAGTTCTCAGGGGATGCGCAGGCTGACTCACCAGTGACGATGAAGCCGTTGCGAAGGACCAAGACGCAGAAGGTCAGGAGGTCGAGCGACTTCTCCCAGCAGTAGCTGGGGTGACTATCAGCTTCCTTGCTGACACCCTGGCCCGCTGTGAAGTAATACTCGCTGGCGATATTCGCCTCGATGTCCGCAGGCGTCACGCGCGGGGCTGTGAGCCTCTTGGCGATGATCTGGCGTTCAATGCCAGGATCGGTATGGTCAGGTGATGCAATGTGGTTCATGGTTCCTTTCAGGTTGGTTAATCAAATGCTTCGTATACACGGGCTGGTGGATCCAGGGGATACCAGGCAGCCAGTGCAGCCTCCGCTTCTTCTTGACACGGGTATGGAGCAGTGACAGCAATCCATCCGATTTCTCGGATGTACTGCTGCACCACCCAGCCCAGGTTGGTACTCACCAGTTCAGGCAAACAAACTGGTTGTGGGTTTCTTGACCCCACCACCCATTGCCATGGCCTTGGGGGCACCTGCAGTCCCACTGGCGCCCTTGGCTTTATTGCGTACCTGTCCGGTCCACTTGGTTTCCCAGATGTCATAGAACACAGGATCATTGGCCGCAGCACGAACTTCAGCTGTGGTCATACGATCAGAGGCACGAAAGAACTTGTCGATCTCGTTCTCTTCACGTGTTTCACCTGAAGCAACATAGAGGCCAGCGTCATTCTTGACGTTCTTATCCACGGTCTGCTTGATCAAGCCGATAATGATTTCTTTGCCTACCAGGTCCATGATCATCTCGACCTTGGTCGGGATTTCAGCCTTAGCTTCGAAGCTGTATACGTTGACCACTTTGGTTTCGGTATCCAGTTCTGAGATATCTTTACCCACCGCAAGCAATGCCAGAGCATTAGCAGCGATGAAGCCAGGCAGGTAATTCTTGACGCCATCCTTTTCGTAAAAGTTCTTGGCGCCTTTGGCGGTGCCTGATGTCATCCAGAGCGTCTGGTTGATATCACGTCCTTGGCTGGTTTTGGCTTTGAGCACCAGACCGGTAGCGCCTCCTTGAGATTTCGTGACATAAGCCAGAGTCACAGTGGCTGGGTAGAGGCCTGATTCCAGGACACCACCGCCACCGATGGAGTCTTTTTCATTGGCAATCGAGTCATCAGTTGCGAGATTTGCAAGTAGGGACATTTGTTATTTCCTTATTTTCAGTTTTGAGGTATTACGCTTATGCGTAATATTCTTTGAGCCGGTCGATGACCAGCTGGCTGTTGTTGTCGATAAAGGTTTCCTTCGTCTCGAACAACCCTAGGGGACCACGCAGACGCTCGTTCACCGTCTCTTTTGTGATCTTCGTTTGAAACACGTATTTAAATCCGAGTGCTTCTTCTTCTGGGGTGATGGTCAACAGCTTGGAGCTGTAGTCCTTCAATGCCTTTAGTGCCACTTTCTTGGAAGTAATGATGGCGCTAAAGTAGCTTTCGATGCCGTTGTTCTTCAAGGAGCCTTTAACCGGCACCTTGGTTTCCATCAACATCTCGCTTTCGTTGAGCGTGTCCATGGTGTGAGCAGTGAAGATCACATTTTTGGTGGACTTGGCCACGTTCTGTTGCATCAGATTCTTGAAGAACTGGGCAAAATCACTCCAGGCCTTCATCCCGTTGGTAGAGGGCAGCACATAGATGCTTTCATACATATCAAGCAGATAAGTCAGGCTGTCCACCACAATGGTATGGACATCAGGCATCGTCTCTGCAGCGTCAAATGCCTCGATCACCTGCAAAGGATCGGTAATGACAAACTGCTTAAACTTCGCTTTAAAGGGCAGTTTTTTACCCGCCTCGCAATTGAGGTACATCACGCCTTCGGGTTTCTCCAGTCCCATGAGGGAGGCGGATTTTCCGGTGGCTGATTTACCACAGAGCAAGACCAGGTGGTCGTTGTATTGGCTCATTAATTTCCTTTATTGGATTGTTCGCAGAAGTGCCCGAGAGGGCACTTGCTTCTGTTACCAGATCAGTAGGTCTTGCCTCCTGTAGCTGCACGGTTCTCTGGTTTGTGATCAAGACGAATGGCGTTGAAGGCCATCTTCTCCGCAATCGCACTTCCCAGGTCTAGGCTATAAGCACCGGCCAAATCAAATATCCGAATTACCGCATCGGCCAGCTCGACTTCAACGCCGCTTCGGTGGGGCAGCTTATCGTCCATCAGGCCTTTGCGGTCAGCCTCCATGGCCTCACTGATTTCGCTGTGAATCAGGCACAACTTGTTGCTGAATGCCAGCGGGTTGTCCTTGAAGCTGGTGCCATCCCTATTGGTCCACCAGCCAGCACTCACACTTGCGCTGTGACAGATATCTGTCAGCTGTTGCCCAGCCTTAGCCAGTTGGATTTGGTCAAAGTTGTTCATCTCTATTCCCTTCTAGTTATCGTTTTGAAATTGCCTTCATCACGGTGACCATCACAGTCCCCATAATTTCGGTTTCTTCCAGTTTGTCTACGATCTTCTCGTTGAGCTGCATTACCCGGCTACGGATGCCCTCAAAGTCAAAGCCACCATCCAACAGGATCATGGCGTAACGCAAAAGCATGTTGTTGCGGTTGCCGTCCCCAATGTTGTTGATCACCCATCGCTCCAAGTTGTCCATGGATTGCTGGGAACTCATCAACGCTTTGCGCTCCTCGTTCTTGCTAGTCTTCGGGATGAAGGGCAAGGCGTCCAGTACTTCACCTTCGTTGTACTCGTAATGGCCATCATTCGATAGCCATTTGCGGGCACGCTGGTTGGTCGCCGTGTCTACCTCGAAAGGCAGCCACTCGTAGATGTGCGTCATGAACTCTTTGTAGTCCTTGGCGTCCATCTCCAGCTCGTAGTTGATCGGCAGGATGATCCGAAAACGGTTCTCTTCTTCGGTGTGCCGCTTGGTCGTGTACAGCAAGAACTTGTAGTTCTTCAGTAACAGTTTGGCTGTGCTAATGTTGCAGCCACCATCTACGTCGATCACTACTAGGTTAAAGCCTGGAATGCAGTTCTCCTCATTGCGGTAACCACCATTCAAGTGATGCGCCACCCAGTGCAAACCCTGTGCCTGGGTTAGCTTGTGCAGCATGTCAAACGGGGCGTGCTCATTGCGGTAGTCGGTCGTCATGTCCGTGCTGTAGCTGATCACCATTTTGGACAAGTCGGTTTCCTTAAGGGTTTCACCCCGCAGGAATTCAATCCCATCGGAAAATGACTTCTTGATAATGACGTTGTTCTTGTAGCCCCAACTCATGGCCAGAGTTAGCATGTCTTGTTTTTGACCCGAATTGCCACGATAAAATGGCAAGTCTTCTGTCAAGTCAGCATGTGTCACCTCACGCTTTACTGTGGCAATGTACTTGGCCAACTTGACATAATGCTTGTCACGGGTTAACAACCGACTGAAGGCATCACCGGATTCTTCCGCCAATTTAATGGCGTAGTACAGATGTTTAGCCGTAAGTTCCGGAGAGTCATCCATGAAGGCATAAGCCCCTGCTAACTTCAATGCCTTGAAGTAGCGGTGCTCATGTTCGGCCTTTTTCATTTCCTCGTGTTCTGGGTAGAAACTGGCTTCACGTTGGCACTTCAACCGGTACTCAATCAGCAGCAGACTAGTGTCTTTGCTTACCACCAGTGATCGATTGATATTAATTACATCAGCCAAGTTTTCCAACTTATCAGCAAACTCATCCAGCCAGATGTCACTATTTGCATCGATATCACGGTTGTAAATTTCTTCCGGTGTCATATGCAGTGTGTTATTGCTAGTTCGGCTATAGCCAAAAAAACAACGTCGGGCGTAGCCTGTGTCCAACATCGAGTACAGCTCCTCTTCCGTCTTGCCGCCATTAAGCAGCTTGGAAGGGGTACCGAATAGCAGCATGTTAGTCGGGGTATTACCCACGATTTCCTCGAAGCGTCGACTTTCAGGGCCACTCTTGATCAGCTTAGGGTCGATCTGGCCCATGTCGTACAGTTCAAGATACGCTTTGAGTACCTCGTCACTCCCGATTAAATTGGAACCAATTTCATCGATCTGCAGGTTCAGAGAGCCTGCATCCACCATCAAGAGTTTGTGCCGTAATTGCTTGATGGCTGGCGTTGTTGCCTCAGAAAAGGTGAATAACAATGGCCCGATATCCTCAAATTCTTTCTGAACTCGGATCAATTCCTCATCAGGATCAGTACTTTTACGATTGGCCCTTTTAATCGCAAGTTTTGGAAGATTTTGCTCTGCCAGCAACTGCATAGTCTCATTCATAAAGCGGTTACGAAACTGGTGGATTACCCGATTTTTAATGATGTTGCAAGATTTCCCTTTGCCAGAACCAGATGTGGACAAGTTAAGGGCGTACATATTGACCGGTACATTTCCTTGGTCATGTGTGGCAATAGTCACCCGCATCATGGAGGACACCAGGCTAAAGTAGTAGCCAACCAGCACCCTAAAGAACAACGGATTGCCGTTTTGGGTTTTGTCACAAAGAATTTTCACCAGCTTTTCAGCACTTGGGTGATATTCCATTTCGTCGAAAGTCAACATTTGATTCCTTAGTTAAGGGGTTAGCTCATCAGCAGATCACCGCTTGCAATGAGCTGGTCTTTTTGGCTACAGATAGCGAATGACGGGCAGTACTTGCAAGCCATGACTTGGCCAGGTACTTCCTTGATCGCACCCACACCACCTGCAGTGGACATGTGGATCACCGCTTCCTGGCGGGTATCGAAGTTCTTGGTGCTGCGCTTGCTATTGGTGTCGCCACTCTTGTAGTACTTGAACACCGGTTCGCTGCGCCATAGTTCGCTGTCATCACACAATGGGATTTCCTCTTCGGGGGTATCCCAGTACGTTTCGATCAGATTGATTTTGTTGCTGATGAAGTGCTGAGTTTCAGCCAGTGACAACAGGGGGAAAGACTGCTTGTGGAACCTGCGTGGCGGATAGTTGGCATCCGTCTTCTGCATTCCACCCTTCCAGTCTGTGAAGATGTAATGGATGTCCATCTCGTTTTGATGGATCTTCTGGGGATCAAGCCAGCGATAAATACTGCCCTGCTGGGTATACTTTTCCGAATTGACTTGGTTCTTATAGGTCCACACAGAAGTGGACTTAAAGTCCTGAACGCGGCCTTCGCCTACGAAGTCAAACTTGCCAGTGATCTTCCATTTGCCTATCTGACGAGTTAGACGTTGTTCTAAGTAGATCGGGATGCAGTCCTCAGTGAGTTCTGCTTCCGTGGGATTGACCTTCACACGGTCAATAACGTGCTTGGGTAAGCCCAGCGCTGTCATAGCTACTTTGTGGTTTGTCATCCAGGCCTTCTCGATACCATCATGGATGGCAACCCCCATGCGGGAGTTCATCATGTCGGCCAGATTGACCAGTCCGTCACCGGCTGGAATGCGGGTGGGCAGGATGATCTGACGTAATGGTTTCAGCAATGTGGTGGCACTGATGGTGAGAGGATCGCTGTCATGATCATAGTAATCACTAGCGAGAAATACGGCCAGGGCTAGGGGCACCTCGGACACGTTGGCGAATTGTCGACTCATGGTTATTTCCTTGTTGGTTTGCGCCAAGGCGCCCGGAGGCGCTTGATTTGTATGTGTGACGGCTTAGACGGCAGTTACATGTAATTGTTGTTTCTGCGCCTCTTGTTCACGCAAATATAGGTCGAGTTTGGCTAAACAATTCCAAGCCTCATGAGCGAGATGCAGCAAGTTGCTATCGGTGTCAACTACCTCATCCATGTGGCGTTTGGCCGCATGGCGTTGTTGGGCATCCTCATAGCGACAGAAGCCATCAGGAACACTGATCCAACCGTTGTCCACGTACTTGGCAGCACCGAAGGTTGCCACCTTGGCCACCTCGGTAATGGCTCGCGCCATACCTCCAGTGATCAGGTGCATCCGTACCTTGCCAGCATCAACCTTGGCGCCGCCTTGATGCTGGTCTAGCCCTGCTGGGTCACGTTCCAGATTGAGTGATAGCTGCAGCCCCATAGTCTCTACTGTGTCAGCCGGTGTGGCTACCACAACAGTCAGCGTGTCTTCTTGACAGTCTGAACAAAAGTCCTGACCTGTGGATACAGAAATGCGGTTGGTACAACCAATTGCTTTACATTGATTTGTGAGCATGTTTGTGTTTTTCATAAGTAGGTATGGTCGAAAAGACTCCTCGAAAGGAGTCTCTATACTGCTTTACAGAGCCTCACAGACCCCAGCACTGCAGGCCAATTCACGAACGCTTACGGTGGTATCGTCCTTCTCGAAGTCGGCCAAAGCATCCCAGTCAAACTGAGGCATCCTGACTTGTAACGCGTTGAACTCTTCCTGTGTACATTCGGTGTACGGTGCTTGCTGGTACGCGTGATCAGAGTGTGGCAAAAAGCTAACTCCAGATATCCGGTCGAAGTTGCGGTACACCCAGTCCCCTACACCGAGCCATTCGTGATCACGCACATAGATCGTGACGGATACGTTGTGTTCAGACCAGTGGGTTTGAAACATCAGGTAGTGTTCTAGTTGTTCTAAGGCAGATCGATCATTGCGGAAAATTGATTCTTTAGGGCTGGCTACTGGAAAGCTGAATACGGCTGTGGCTTCTTCTTTACCAATAGCGTCTTCATAGGGAAACCCTTGAGAAATCATTAACCGGGTCAACGGATCCTTCTTGTCACCACGAACGGTGCGGATGTACCACTTCGAGTAGCGCTCATGTTTACCACTGGCTGCGTCTACCAGCTGACTCACCGTGCCACTCGGCTTGACAGTGGTGACAGCT